TAAGTTGCTCACTAGCAGTAAATGGATTTGCGGCTGTTGCTGTACCACTTACTACTGTTTGACCAGCTACTCTACGATTAAATGGCTTGTAACCACCTGTGCTTGTACGTAGTGGATCATAAGCAACCCAAAGTGTACCAGCGGCAATACCGTTACCACCACCTGCTGGGTCTAAACCATAAAGTGCGTTTTCTGCTCTGTTATAGAATGGAGCAGCCTGTGTGGTAAATGTTGCTGTTGTAGTCGAGTACTTCTTAATAACCAAATCAGCACCCGAACCAGTTGCGCCAAGTTTAGCAAATACTGAACCTGTTGGACGTGGTGTTGTGTCACTGCTTCTCCAACTTGGGTAAGCGGCAAAATCACCGTAAAGCAACAGTGGGTTAGCGTATGTTCCTGCTGTAATACCCAATGTTGTTAATGGGGTGCCTGAACCGTTTGCAATTGCAATCTTTCCGTCTGCTGTTGCTCCGTCACTTTCTGCTAGACTTGAAGCATACAAGTACAACTTGTTGCCTACATTAGCGGCTGTAACACCAGTAACTGCGGCAGAGTTGATTGAGCTAACAACTTGGTCTAGTGTTCTACCAGCACCTGTGTTACCAATAGTAACTGTTGTGCCGTTAATTGTAACTGTGGCAGCTGGAGTGCTTGCAGGAATACTTGGTGAAGTTGCTGTGCCTTTGATTGTAGCAACACTGGTTGCCCAATCATCTGTGCCTAGTCTTACCCATGTGTTATACTTTGCATCATCTGCCGGCAAATCGCCACCTGCCTTGAGGAACAAGTTAGCATTGCTTCCTGTACCAAATGATACAGCATACTGGCCAATTTGTCCAATACTTGCTTTAGGTACGTAGATGCTACTTACTAGTGTTTGGTCACTGGTTTCAGTAATCAACAATGGAGTATTGTTTGTGAATGCATTTGTAGTGGCATTCCATGAATAAATTCCCCATGTACTCGTACTTAAATCTAACCAATGCGTATTATTTGCTACTGCACCTACTGGTCGAACTGCTGTTGGTGCTAGTTCGTCTAGGTCAATATTTGCTCTAATTGCAAAAATTCTGTTAACATTGCCCAATGCGCTGTAGGCTGCCATTAAGCCATATTCATTTCTCTCATCTCCGTGTAATGGTGTACCTGCGGCGCTTTGTTTGAAGCTTGGGTAACCCATTGCGGCGATAAGCTCTCTTTGGCTAGTGTAGGCCAATAACTTACCTGCTCTAGCGGCTGTTGTGTCTGTGGCTGTTGTGCCTGAAGGATTTGTTTTATCCTGGGCTGTGGCCATTAAAATAAGTGGTACAGTTCCAACTGCACCTGGAACGTATTGACTTTCGTCTGTTACGCTGATTTCTAATCCTGGGGATACTAATGCCATGTTCTTTTCCTTTTTAAGAAACTTTTTTATATTTATAATAACACTATAGATTTTGGGTGATTAAGATGCCTTTCGAAAGGTTTGCTTATAAATACTAGCATGCAAAGACCGTTATGTCCTACATGTCGAGGCAATCCCGTAGCAATAAACTACTATTCCAAAGGCAAAGTACGTTATAGAAAACAATGTGCTGGCTGTGCTCGCCAAGGCAAGAGAGGAAGACAGGTAGCCGGATGGCTACGTGCAGGGTATAAAAAGAAATTAGCTTGTGATCGATGTGGGTTCATAGCAAAACATAAACAACAGATGTTTGTATTCTATGTTGACGGCAACTTAAAAAATAACAACTGGGTTAATCTAAAGAGTGTTTGCGCTAACTGTAGAATAGAAATACAACAAACCAAAAATACATGGACCGAAAGTTCCAATGATAACAACGAATGAAATTCTTAGTAAAATTTAAAAACTTTGATCAGTTGGTATGCAATATCAATGATACCAGTGTCGGGCGGAAGTATTACAAATTAACAAAAAAGACTTACCAAGAAGAGTTCCCTGTATACAGAGATCGCCCTAAGTTTACAAAAAAGTACATGTCCAAACTTGCAACCATAGTAAACCAGCAACTTGGATGGTCGTGGGACTTTAGAGATACTAGCATCAAGCATACTGCACAAATGCACAAGGACATAGAGACTTTGTTAATGGAGGGATTCTCGCAAATTCCAGCAGAACTTGATCATGTAATACACGACTTGCACTACGGCTTGCACATACTCCAGCATAACATAGAACCTAATAGATTAGGTTGGTTACAAATCGAATGGTACAACGATGTAGGATTTGACATGGAATTATTTCCGTTTAAGCATAAATTGGAACTCGGCGATGTTAAACTGCAAAATCCATATGTTGGACACGGTCCACTACAGGTTTATCTCGAACAGGATTTCCAGCAGATTAGCCAAACTTGTAAGTTTCACGATTTTGTAAAACCAGGTATTAATATTGTAACTGTTACAGAAGATGAGTTCACAGACTTTGACGACTTGCTATCGAAGTTTAAACAACACGATCCTGCATTCGTTGCACGGCACAGCAGTAAAAAAATTGTCGACTATACAGGATACCCAGTAATTGGTCAAGTCAAGAACATAGATTTGTTAAAACAAATAATAAGTTACGATTCGGTCTTGGAATTGGAAAGTATCGAGTTTGATTAAAGTCGACTACTGATCTTAGAATAAAGATGATTTACAGTGCTGTTGTTGTTGAGCACTAGATCAAACACAGTTTGTAACCAGGCCCATTCACTTATGTGTATGTTTTGTTCTTCTAATTGTTTAACTGCATCAGTGTACCCGTTGCTGGCTAACATACCTTGTGGGTACCAGTCTGGAAGTGCTCCACGCTGAACCCACCACACTTTGCCGCCTGCTTTCTTTATCACTTCAACTTCGTTAGGGAAACGCACATCGCTAATAACTGTATCAGCATCTTGCTGTAATAGCCTATGCTCTAAACTAGCAATCCATATATCATCGTGGAATCCTTGCCTACAAACTTCTGTGCCCCAATATTGCAATACCCAACGTGGGGTAAGTTTGGGGATGTTTAGACGTTCAGCCCACCAAGTGTCTACTTGTTCTCGCCACTCACGTGCTTCAGTGGTTGCACCTTCAAGTAGTTGCCTATCCCATCCAAACACAGATGCCACTGCGTCTTTGAGTGCGCCAGCAAAACTGTCACGTTGGTAGTTGTGTTCTTCTACTAGGTAGTTTGCTACTGTGTCTTTGCCGGATCCAATAAATCCACATATTCCTATAATCATAGATAGATTATAACACAGGTAAAAAAAAGTCAAACAGAAAAGTTAACCAATTACCCAAGTTAGTGGGTTACTACCGTCAACAAAGTTCTGAAGTTGTTGTTCTAGTTCGGCCATTTCTTGGCTTGCTTCAGCTTTAAGACTAGCACCGTTTAGACTGGTTCCACCGTTGGGGCCTGCGATAGTAGCATACTTTTCTCGTGCTTCGCCAAGTATACGTTTAGCAAAACTGTATGCATAGTCTTGTATCCACGGAAATGCTTGATAGTCATTTAACAGCATGCTTTCTGGTTTGTAGTTGTATATTTGCAACAACACATCTTCCATGTTCTCTTCTGGTGGATTAGCACCTTGTGTAGGCATTTTGCGTACTAGTGTTAACTTTTTGGTTGTTTTATTAAAGAAAAAGTTTAAATGTCCGCCGAACATCTTCATGGCTTGTTCTTGGTATGCTGTAAACAGTTCGTAACTTAACAATCCACCAACACGACCTGCAACCAACATGTATGTGTTTAGATATCCACTAGCAAATGGTTCAAACTGACTTGCTGTGGTACCTGTTACACTGCCTATACCACGCCTAAATGCGGCTCGCACATCCATTACAACATCAGGAAGAATATACTCCTGTGTTTCTGGTTTTAGTTTGAGAAACGCATATGATTCTTCTTGGCTATTGCCGGCACGTTGACGATACTTTATCAGTGCTTGATCAATGGCCATGTTGTAGTGTTCAGTGTCTAACTCAACATCAACAATACCATCTGCTAAACGCAGTCTAATATAGTCAGTTACTTCACCTCTGCGTAACTGTACGGTTTGTTGCTCTGGAGCAAGTTTTAAATCGCCAAGATTTCCATCTGGGTCATATTTAATATGTCCGTGTCCGGTCCCTGTAGCAGGAACATAAAGGCTATCGGTCCTTAGTGTTCCGTTAGCAAAAAATGTTGGTGATAAATCTTGTTCAGCCATATTGGTATCCTTGTAAAGTATTTATCAGGATACTACTGTTGCTACAAAGCCTTTAGTAAAAGTATATCTTTATTGATACGTCCGTTAGCAGGAATACTCACAGCCTTAATATCGTCTAAAAACTTGCGTAACTGTACTTTGCCCGCTTTCATGAAAGACGATAGCACTTGTTCAGGTTTGCGTACCGTTTTACCTATACTTTTAGCTGGATTGAAGCCTAAAACCGTTGTTCCTTTAACGTTTAGGGGGCCAAGTACATCATCAGCTACATACTTAAACATCTTGCGTGTTTTAACATTGTAGACCCAAAGTTCTTGCGCACCTATTATATCGACAGGGTTGATACTAGCAAGTTTGAGATTATTATCTTCCTTCAAGTACTTCATCTTGCTTACTGCTTTTTCCTTGTTAGGTGCACGTTTAACACGAGCTTTTTTGGTTTGCTTCTTAACTTGTCTGTATTGGTCTATGGCTTGATCAAACTTGTCGAAGAAAGCATACATGCGCTTAAAATCTGCGGCCTTGTAGTGCTTGTAGGACTCTGCAAGATCTTCGTCTTGTCCTGCTTGCGCTTCTTTAAGTTCAGCAACATACTGCTCAGCCCATTCTATATACTTGCTCAACTGCGCCTGTGGTACATTGTTGGCTTTGAAGTATTCAAATGCTTTTGGATCAACTTTATTGCCGCTGACCAGTTCGTCAACCAAACCATCAAAGTGTGCAAGATTGGCATCAGTTTTTTCTTGTAGTCTATCCTGTATGGTTTTTACCAGTGCAGGGGCAGTTACCTTTTTTTCAACATCTTCTTCTTGGCCTGCAAAAGGATCTACTTTAGCAGAAACATCTGCTATTGTTTTCTTGATAAAGTCCAGTGCATCATCTTTAAGTGGCATGCCTTGTCTACTTGCCATAATTAAACCACATACTGTACCGCCAAGATAACTAGTGGGACTCTTGACGAAAGTGCTTACATCATTTTTTTCGTATCCGTTTTCCTGCATCCAACTCACTACATATTTTTTAAGATCCTTAGAGCTATAGTGATAGCTGTAGTAACGTAAACTATTGCTCAAGTGAAGCCTAAATGTTTTGTCGTCCATTTTCGATGCACGTTCGGTATCCCATACTGGTTCAGGACCAGTACCACGTTCATCAAAACCTTTACCTTTGCCTTTAGTTTTAGTCTTAACTGCCATATTTGAGCTCCTCTAATTTACAAACTATAACGCTATTTTACACTCATTTATCTCTAATGTCAAGCCCCTAATAAAATCAACAACTTACACCAGGTTCTAAATACCGCTAAATACATAGATACTATAGGATTTTATTGTGCCACGATTATCACTCTGGAAAGACGGAAAACACTCAAACGATTACAAATTTATGGATCGCATAATCAGCGAAGAATTCACTGTTGGCGGCACTGGTGTAAACGTACACAAGTATCTAGGCACACAAGAACAGAACACAGTAAAAATAACCAATGCAACTCAGTCTTCAGCTAGTGCAGTATTAGAATTTGCTAGTACATCAAACATCGGGTTAGATGAGTTTGTTACAGGCACAGGTATTCCTGCTGATACAAAAGTTATTGCTAAAGATGCAACTTCTGTCACACTAAACAACAGCACAACCATAGCACTACTCAGTGGTAGTACCATAAAGTTCTACGAGAATCCTTCAGAACCAAGTTATACAAATCAAAGCGAAAAGAATATTCAGGACTTGTTCTTCTTAGAGAACAGAGACCGCAAGTACGACACAGACATCTACCCGATGCGTGGTATCTATCAAGTACAAGACACCACATTTGATCTTAGCCAATTTGGTATGTTCTTGCAAACAGGCACACTGTTCATGACATTCCATATTAATGATATGATAGAAACACTTGGTCGCAAAATGATGAACGGTGATGTGTTGGAGTTACAACATTTAATGGACTATTATCCATTGGACAACACACTGCCTGTGGCACTTAAAAGATTCTACGTAGTAAGTGATTGTCAAAATGCTGCCGAAGGGTTTAGTCAAACTTGGTGGCCGCACTTGTGGCGTGTAAAACTTAATCCGTTAACCGACAGTCAAGAGTACAAAGACATACTTGATCAAATCAAAGTCGATGCTCCTGATTGGGATCCGACCAACGGTAACGTAAGTCTTGGTAGTGTACAAAGTACCATCGAAACTTATCAAAATGTAAACAACGCTATTATCAAAGAAGCAGAGAAAGAAGTTCCACTTAGTGGTTATGATATCAGTCACCTTTATATCAAGTCAACAACACCAGATGGTAAGTATCCAGGTGACCCAATTGGTGTAACAGCTGACGGTAACGTAACTGCTGATAGCGACAGTGTAAACACAGACTATGCTATATTAAGTCCACAGGCTGTGCCAGAAGGGTACTTGACCGGAAGCGGACTAACACCAAATGGCATGCCAGTTACTGTTGGAATTGCTTTCCCAGATGGTCCAAATGTGGGCGACTATGCACTAAGAACAGATTACTTGCCAAACAGACTATTTAGATACGACGGGAGACGTTGGGTGAAAATTGAAGATAATGTGAGAACCACACTTACACCTGGTTCAGACAATACCACACAGCGTAGTGGCTTTGTAAACAACACAGAAACATTTACAAACAATTCAGGTAATGTAACAGTAAGACAAAGTCTTAGTGATGCATTAAAGGCTAAGGCAGATAATTAATGGCTCAACAATTTTTTTACGATGGACAAATACGTAGATTCTTAGTTCAGTTTATGCGAATCCTAAGCGGGTTTCAAGTTGAATTTGGTAAGAACGCAGACGGTGTAAAAACACTACAAACTGTTCCTATATACTACGGAGATCAAAGTAGGCAAGCCGCTACTATACTGCGCAACAATAGTGAGAATGCACTCAATGGTGTACCGGCTATGAGTGCTTATATAGGTGCGCTAACATATGATCAAGCCCGTATGCAAGACCCTACGCATGTAGGCAAAATCAATTTACGTGAAAGACACTACGATGCTGAAACTGGAACATACACAGATCAGCAAGGTGATAGTTATACTGTTGAAAGACTAATGCCTGTTCCATATAAGTTACAGATTAAATTGGATATTTGGACCAGCAACACTGAACAAAAAATGCAGATAGTCGAACAGATTGCAACACTGTTTAATCCAAGTTTTGAAATACAGTCCACAGACAACTATGTAGACTGGACAAGTTTAACGTTTGTACAACTCAGCGACATGTTATGGAGCTCAAGAACTGTACCAATGAACGCAGAAGAAAGCATAGATATAGCATCACTTACATTCGAAATGCCAATATGGATTAGTAGTCCTGCTAAGGTCAAGCGTCTTGGTGTAATACAAAAGTTTATCGGTAGTGTGTATGATGAACAAGGCGAATTCAGTGACGATACTATACTAAGCAATCTTGTTGCTCGTGTAAAAGTTACACCACTAGAGTATGGCATTTACTATACCGGAAACCAAATGAAGTTGGTTAAGCCAGAAGAAGTCGTAAGCGAGTCTGGTGTTATAACCAAGGTTGCTCCAACAAAAGAAACGTGGGAAGCACTAATTGGAGTGTACGGCACACTGGTTACAGGTACTACAGAAATAAGATTAGAGTTGGCAACTGGTACTGAACTGATAGGACAGATTGCTTATCATCCAACAGATCCAACTATACTATTGTTTACACCTACAGAAGACACCATGCCTCTGAACACGCTAACGGCTGTAGCTAAAATCATAAACCCAATTAATGTTACTGTGGACAGTAGTTTAACAAGCCCAACCACAGGAACACGCTATCTGCTTACTGATCATATTGGTGCTGAGGATAACGAAAACTACAGTGTGTGGGGTGATGTTGTGGCCTATGCAAATGACATAATAGAATACAACGGAACAAGATGGATCGTTGTGTTTGACAGTGGCGAGATTACAGATACAGAATACGTAACCAATACAAATACTGGTGTTCAATATCGCTGGACCGGAACAACTTGGGTCAAAAGCGTTGAAGGTTTATATCGAGGTGGTGAGTGGAGTCTGGCTATATAGGCTGTGGTGCATTAGTTTACAGCAAATCAACACACAGGTACTTATTTTTGTTGCGCAATCGCAAGCGACATGCAGGCACATGGGGATTGGTTGGCGGGCGTGTTGAGGCTGGTGAATCCCCATTGCAAGCATTAG